TTCACATAGGTTTGCTTCCTCTGCTGCTAGTTCCTCCGTTAGGCAGTCATCGCAGAAGCTCTGCCAGTGGGCAGGGACGATCCCTCCCTCTGGGTGAGGCTCTGCCTCTGTCCATTCTTGAATCATTTTTGTTCCGTGTGTTGTGCAGTTCATCATGTGTTCCTTCCCTGCTTTTTCTGGCCTCACTTCTGGAGGCCTGAGTTAAGAATATGCGATCGGCTGGCAGGATGCAACCAGTCGGCAAAGTTAGGAGCAACCGAGAGAGGCCCGAGGGTCCCACAGCCTAGCCAAAACATAGACCCCAAAACGGACGAGAACAGAGGACCCAACGAAGAGCAGAAACGGACCCAAACCGATGCACCAAATCCGCAGCGAATCGGAAGCGGTCGAAGTGCTCAGCTGCGAGGGGTTGGTTAGCTTGCCGTATCGGTTCACATGTAACCGACTCGCAACGCACTGATTCGATGACACTAGAGCCTTTAGGCTCAATTTTGGATTTTTTCTTAAGTACAACGATCCAAGTGAACGCTAAGTCGCGTTCACAGCTCATTGCCTCCTCTCATCTTAAGAGTTGGGTACAACTCTTAATCTTCGACTCACATTCGCTAGCGCGTTCGTTCGAGAAGGACTTGTAAGTCCTTTCGCTTCTCTCACCTCGTCGGAAACACGCCGACGAGCGCTGATTGGCCGTTGTTCGTGTTGATGGCCCTCTCCTCGCTGCGCTCGTCGAATGGCATTGGCAGGCCCGTAGCGAACACAGGTTTCGCTACGCTCACGCAGGTTCGCTACTACGACGCTCATTACGGCTAGCGAAGCTAGCCTAATGACGCTGTCTAACATTAAACGTTCTGCCAACTCATACATAGGTTGAGTTAACGTTGTACGCACCTCTACGGGTCGAAGGTTCGATACCCTTCCCTTCCCCTATTGGGGGCCACTCAAGGATAATTCGTGGAATCCCGACGTTCCACGTGAAACATTGCTACACTATCCGTGACGGGTTACGTAAGCATGACGCGTATAAAAACACTGGGTTTCCCCGTCATCTACATAAGGAGGGGCTAATGCCACCGTCTAAATACAAGAAACGTCGTAAAGCAATTCGTTCTGAGAGTAGTCCTGACACACGTATGGCTGTGTACAGGGCGGCTAAAGGGATTGGTAGTGGTAGGACACCTGCTGGTCGTGGTCAGAACATTCGGTATAAGACTAAGCCAACGACTACTGTACCGAAGGGTCGCGGTAGCTCTACTGGACGTAAGAGTCGAAGCAACCAACCAAAGCAAGCGTTTTGGTGGGAAAGCTTTGCTGGAGGTCGGTAATGCCTAAAGGAAAGAAGACTCCACCGTACCGTAAGCCGAAACGAGGTTACTAATGAAGAAGATGTCACCTGCGTTAGCAGCGTATATAGGCCGCAAGAAGTACGGTGCTAAGAAGTTTGCTGCTATGGGTAGAGCTGGTAAGAGGCGTAAAGCAGCTGGTAAGCCTAAGACTAATAGGGCTGGCGGAGGCAAGCGGTTCGCTAAATTAACAGGAAGACGTTAGCTATGACTCAGGATGATTTGATTGAATTACTCGACCCTAACCGTGATTATGGTGAACGCACCTACGATGAGGTAGTTGGGGGCATACGTGCAGGTAAGATACGCATACTTCCTCCATCAGGGAGTAAACATCCTATTCTGAGGAATGCTGACGTACCGAGTGGTATTCACCCGATTATTAAGGGGAGCGGTCGTGTAACGACGGTAGAGGCGAATACGAAGAACCCGCCAGCGACAAAGGCTCGGTTCATGGCTCGTGCTGTGGATGACTTTGATTCGGTGTACGAGTCAATGATTGAATCTGCTACTCAGGGTGATGTCAGGGCACAGAAGCTCTTTATGGAGATGTTTGTTGGTAGGCCGAAAGAGGCTACTGAGACATTGCAAAAGAACATGATGGACAAGTTATTTGAAGCTGCATTAGCACCAAAGGAACAAGTCATTGAGGTTGTACAGTCCACCTAGTATCTGGCAGTTCATTAATGATGGCGACCCATACGAGGCATGGGATTGGCAACGGGAACACATACATGAACAGTCAGAGAAGAAGCGCCTCATCCTTGCGTGCGGACGCAGGGCTGGCAAGACGACCGCTATTAAGGCAGAAATAGTCAGGGAAGCTCTAAAGCCCAGAGATGTACAGTTTGGAGTAGCCCACGCACCGTACATTTATGTTATTGCCCCGAATTATGAGCTGACTATGAAGGTCTGGGAGCCTGTATGGAACCTCTTTGTTGGTGACCATGCACCATTACATGACTACTATGCGTTCCATGACAAGACAAGAAAGCTCATCGAACTAGCGAACGGTGCGAGAATACAGGCGAAATCAGCTGATGACCCGACAGCCTTACAGGGCGATAGGGTCACAGCAGCGTTCGTGGACGAAGCACACGACCTAAATCCTGAAGCATGGGCGAACTTCATGCCCGCACTCGCTGACTCTGATGGCAGACTTGTAGCCATTGGTATTGCCAGAGGGAAAGGGAACTTCCGTACTTACTGGAATGTGGGTCAGGAAGATGATCCTCGGTATTACTCAGCATCCGTTACTTCGCTCGCCCACCCGAATATAGACGAGGAGGCTCTGGACGAATTCAAGCGCGACCTCACTGATGCACAGTACCGTCAACAATACTTAGCTGAATGGGTTGAGGATGATGGACAGGTCTTTAGGAACTTAGATGACTGCTTTGATGGTGAATGGGAAGAGCCTGTAGAGGCTGAATACCTCATGGGATTAGACCTCGGCAAGATCGAAGACTACACAGTGGCGTATGTGATTAACATCAACACGATGAGCATAGTAGCGAGAGATAGATTTAATGGATTGGATTACACATTACTCGGCCCACGCATTGCGCACCTATACAAGAAGTACCGCTGCCAAACTATTCATCTTGATGGTACTGGTATTGGCGAGCCAGTCAGTGACATCCTACGCAGCGAAGGTTGCTCTATTACGTCGTTTAAGTTCACTAACCAATCGAAGGCTACATTAGTCTCCACCTTGGCAGCAGAGATAGAACACAAACGTGTACATTTCCCCAAAGATGACGAAATATTGAAAAAGGAGTTAGAATTATTTGAAGGTGTTGTGTTAGCTGGCGGTGCTGTGAAGTACGGCCATCCTGTCGGATACCACGATGACTGCGTGATGGCAGCAGGGTTAGCGGTATTAAAAGCAAAGAAGCGCAACCGAGCTGCCTCTCAGTTGCGTCAAAGTAATTACGTGACGTTTGGATAAAGTATGGTTGAAGCAGATTTCATAAACAACTTTGATGATGATTATAATAGGTTTACACGTCTCAAAAACCACATCTTCAATGGCTATTTTGACAAGATGCGTGACGACAATGACTACTACAACGGTCATTACCCCAACATCGGAGAGATTATCCCGCGTGAATACAGAGAATCAGGCATGGGAGCCACCATCCCACCGACTGCGCGGAACGCAGTGGACAACGCCTCCGACCACATACTCACTACCCCCAAGATTTTCGTACCAGCACGACCTACCGATAACGATCAACAAGCGCAGCAAGAGTTAGCGGAGCGTAAGCGTCAGTTCTTGTCCGCATTCTGGCATAATGTCGAAACTAATTACGGAGATCCGTTAGCAGTTGGTCGAAAGAAGCTCGTAAAAGACGGACGCATCGTACTGAAAAAGGAATTAAATTGGGAAATAATCCCTGATCCGCCAAAAAATGATGCGCCAGCTGGTGAAAAAAGAAAATTTAAGAACCAGCTACGCAAGTTGGCACAATCTCAGTTCTTATGGAAGATCTCTGTCCTTCCGAACGAGACAATTGTGCATGATGTAGACAATCCGCATGACCCGAAGTATGTGTACGAGTTCTATGAGGTTTATCCAGACGAAGCACGACGCAGGTACCCAGAACATGCGGACATGTGGATGGAAGATGGCTTAGAAAAGCTGGAATTTGTCGAGATGTATACCAAACCGCATGGTGATTACAAGGGTGAGCACAAGATGTGGGTACAGGGTGCATTGGTATTTGAAAATATGAACCCCTATTGTTGGGAAACTGACGCATCTACAGATGAAAAGCCAAACTATGATGGGTACATTCCGTATACGATTCGAGATTCTGGATGGGGTGAAATTACAGCAGAGAACGACCCTGCGGATCGGTACGTGGGTATTCTCAGATACATTCATCCAGTTCTACAGGCCGAGGCGCGGCAACTCACAGCGGTAGACATTCAATTAAGGTACTCAACATTCGCTCCTGTCATTACTCGGAACATCATGGATGACAATACCCCTATAGAGGTAGGGCCGGGAAAACGCATTAACTTAGTGGACGATCAGGACATTGATTTCAGGAAACTCCCAGAGGTTCCAATCTCCGCATTCCAAATGATGGACAAGGTACATCGCTATACGTCTGAACTCTCGAAGCTTGGTACGTTAGGCGGCCAACCGCAACGTGGTGTTGAGTCTGCAACTGAGGCTGACCTCAATGTGAGGAACGCAGCTGTGAAGCTGTCGAGCTGTGTTGCATCGCTTCGTGCATGTATCACAGTGGCATCTAAGCAGGTCTTCCAAGACATCCAACACATACTGGAATCTCCCATTACGTTAGCTGGTAGCACTCGACGCTCTGCGAGTGAGATCACAATAAAGCCAAATGAGCTGGACGACTTCTATTCAGTAGATGTCGAACTCCATACATCGGATCGTGCGCAGATAGAGATGCGGGACATGATGGTCTGGTCCCAACTGTACCGTACATATAACGGTATGTTGAGTGCAGAGACGGCTATGGAGAACTCAGGCATCGAGAATCCGCAGGAAGAGATGTTAAAGGCTTCAGTAAATACCCTCTTTATGTCGCCACAGGCGCAACAGGTACGCACCATGATGATGCTTAAAGGTCTTCAGTCACAAGCAGCTGAGGTCTTACGAGCGTTCCAGCAGGACCTATTACAGCAACAACAGGCTCCTCCGCAAGGTGAAATGATTAGTGGCAGTGAAGAAATTACAATGGATGAGGTAGCCACTCCTACTGGTATGCAGGAAAACATAGCTATGGACAGACAAACAAACGTAGTGAATGAGATGAGATAATGGCTGGAGAATTATCAGCTAAGATGAGTGAAGCGGCTAGGCAGGTGACTGTTATGAATGCTATGGCGCTTGATTACATTGCAGACGCGTTCGCTACGGACGAGGAAGCGACGGTGTTCTCTGCGTCGTTCGATGAAATGGCTGACATCTTTGCTGCACATGGACATGGTTCAGACTTAAGTGAATGTACCGATCCGTTCTGCATGGAAGCAAAGATTGCAATTATACAAGCGTTGCAGCAGATTGCTAATCCGCAGCAACCACAGCAACCTCAAGGGATGATGTAATGAATTCACAAGAAATTTATAACTTATTTCTATCGAAATTTAGAGATGAGTATAACGCGACATTCTTTCAGGCTATCGAAAACCCTAATGCCCCGACGCGACTGTTAGCAAACAAAAATCCTAATACCATATTTGACCAGCAGATAAAAAAGGCCGTTGTTGCTCGTATCGACCAAGAGATAAAAAATGCTGATGGGCGAAGTGCATCGCAAATTGCTAATGCCTTAATTAATGACATGGCTCCGTTCATTAAAAGGCGGAACGAAGCATTAGAAAACCGTGATAAAGCTGAGACAAACAAGTTTGGGCTTACGACATCAAACGCTACGTTTGATGTGGCTCGCCACAAAAAAGGAAATCAAGATAACACTGCCGCGATGGTGTCAGATGTTCAGGCCCAAGCGAATGCGTTTATAAATACCATATTACCCGCTAAGGATTTTGGGTCAAAGGCTCCAACATCTCGCGCAACGCAAGCAGCCGAAGGTTCAGTAGCCGCCGAAGAAGATCTAGCTAGCATGAGAGGTGCTCAGAACAAGCGCGATGAGGAAGCCGCAGCGGCAGCTCATCGCCGTCAGAATCCTGATATGTACTTCTCTCAATCTCGCAGGTTTAATGGTGTGAGCTACGCTAAGGGCGACAGGAAGCCAGATGAGTATCTGCGCCAATTCGGTAGTAGAGGGAATCCGCAACAAGGATTCTCAGGCAGAGTGCCTCAAGAAACCCAAGCTAGCTTTGCTGCTCAGCAATCGACTCAAGATAGCGGTGCGGCAGGTGACAGCGGGCCAACGAATGCGCAAATTAAGGCGCAACTTGACAACGATTTCGGAGTTGGTAATTGGACACAACTTCCATCAATAGCGGCTTTTGGTGGCGGCGCATATCTATCTATTAGGGACGAGGAAACAGGCGACACGTACACCTACGACTGGTTCGGGGACAGTGGTCTGTTGGTAATCGACCCTAAGAGCAGAGATTCTCAAATAAAAGCGGAAATGGAAGCTGAGATCGCTGCATCAGCACCAACTACCCAAAGTCGCATAAGCGGGAATGAAATTGCGCTCGACTCAGACGAGAAGTTGTACTATTGGGACCCAGATATCCGTGGCTTCATGGTGGAGACTGAAACGGGTAGTGGGGTCTTTGAAAAAGGCAGGCCGAATCTAACGATTGAAGAACAACCTGCCGCATCCACATCTCAGTTCAGGGGTGATTATCTTACTGATACACAGGTTATTGATGGTAAGGAAACTCCTGTCTGGTATAACGAAGACAATGCCAGATGGGAAACAGGTTACCCTCCTGAAGGCAGGCAGCAGCTTACTACGTACACTACTGCAAGTGGTGAAGATATCCTTATCGATGAAGAAGGCAACTATGCAGGTAGCTTAGGTATTAGCCGTGATCATATTGTTAGTCAGCGTGATTTCAACGAAGGTGTACGCCAGTTTGATGTTGCTGAAAGTGGTCGTAACGACAGGTTCTATGCAGGATTAACTGAAGATGCTCGTCAGTTCGATACTCGCTTCGGCGAAGATGTACGTCAATTCGATCTGGGCTTTGGTGAGAATGTACGTCAGTTCGATCTCGGGTTTGGTGAAGACCAGCGCCAGTTTAATGAAACTATGGCTGCAAATAACTACTTCAATACCCTTGAGGAGCTTGGGCGTAACTACAGAACATTAATTCAGACATCGCCACAGCTTGCTAACGCAGCGACGCAGCAAGGTGAGTTAATACGTAACATCCTTACTCAGGGTGGTGATGTACTTGCACGTACATTCTTTACACGCGGCGGACAGTCACCATTGCCTGAAATAACAATGGCCGATCTAATCAACAACGTCTATGAAGAGGCGCATCAGATCAAGATGTTCGAGCGTCAGGCCATTGAAGACGAAAACATGCGCCGCATGGTAGCCGATATGCAACAAGGGAAGCCTGCATTTGACGCATATGTTGCAGGAGAAATGGCGAAGCCGCCGCCGCAAACACGGCAAGACTTCTTTGACGAAACAGCGTTCAATGTCGCTATGACCGATTGGGAGGCAGGTGATTGGACTTCTCCTGACCACAGTGCGAAGATTGCGGAGCTTTCAGGCAAGCTGGCAGCAGCGGAAGCTGGTTGGGAGGCTGAGAGAGCGCAAATAAATGCGGACAGAGCAGCGGTTCAAGGAAGCGACCTGCAAGGTCAGGACTACTTGGACGAAATTTGGGCAGTCAACGCAGCTAATAATCAGTTAACTGCGGAGATGAATGCTACACGCAATGAGATAAATTCTCAGATCGGGCAGCTACAGTCAGAGATGTACCCATTGCAAAAGCCAACGCGTGACCAATTTACAACGAGCACGTTCATTGAAGGGCAGCGCCCAATCATGGGTTTCGACGAATGGTGGGGTCAGAACCAAGGCCAGTTCCCATCAAGTCCAATGCTGAATGTACCAGACGTACCTCAGCCGAACTTTACAACACAGGAACAGCTGATCGCTCAAGCCAGAGCGACCACACCTCCTGCTGTACAGTCGGTCCTGAGTGGTCAAATGCCATCTCCGTTGCAGTTCGGGGGGTTGCCACTGCCAACCTTCCAGCAACTACAGGCGCTTACGCCAGATGAGCAACAAATGTTGAATACTCGCTTAATGACCGAGTTCAATGTGCCATTGTCTGATATCGCATTCCAGTCACAGCGGCAGTTCTCAGCTCCGAGTATGGACAGGAACAGGGATTTGGCTAGGTTCAGGGGATATAGTGTCTAATGCCTATTTCATTTAACAGTTTGAAAGACTTGCAGAGCGAAGGTATACAGCGCGCTGAGTCTCAACCTGCATTTGGAAGATGGGCGGCACAGCCTAAGACTGACAAAGAAAAAGAAGAAGAAGAACGCAGAAAGTCCTCTGGGGTAGCTGGATTCTTCAACACTGCTCTTGACTGGTATGACAAAGTAGACTTTTCTGTTGCTGACAAGCTCGGATTAGTAGATAAGATTCCCGAATGGAAGGGTCCTGTTGATGAGATCCTTCGTGCAGGATTGCGTGAAGGGACTCGTATTTCCACACCGTTGATTGCTCTTGGCGGTATTGGGTTAGCAGGAAAGCTCGGATCTACTGCGGCAAGGGCAGGAGCCAGAGCAGCTGCAAGCCAAGGAGCGCGCAAGGTTGGGTTCAGGGGATTGCAAGCGGGGGCTAAAACGGGGCAAATGCTCACTGAGCCTATAGCCAGTGCTAAGAACATTAGTATGCCAGTACGATTCGCTGCTGAAACAGGCATGGTAGCTGGTGCTGGTATGGCTGCACGTGGTATGCAAGAGACTATTCCTGATACTGCGCCTACAGCATTCAAGGTGGGAGCACCCTTATTAGTTGGTCTTGCAGGTGGTCTTGGTGGTGCGCGAACCACTATGGCGGCTATGAAAAGAGCAGGTATTAACGTAGATAACGCTCTTAAGCAACGAGAAGTAGCTGAAGCGGTTGCTGAAACACAGCGCAGAAGCTCGCTGAAGCAGAGTGTTGGTAAGCATCTTACTAAAGCAGAGGAAGAAGATCTCGCGTCTGTATTGCAAAACCCAGACTATTATCCAGCCGATGCGCACATTGGCAGAATGGACACTATTCAAGGAAAGGGCAAGCAGCGCAAAGAGGTGGTTACTGGGCGTTACACAAGCGCTGATGACATCATCCGCGATGCTTATAGAGCAGACTACGATGCAAACATGCCGCGTCGGGCAACAGATCAAGAGCGTTTCTCCGATCCGTATGAAGAATTAGTCACAATGACGGAGCAAAACAAGTATCCAGTCCGACAGATAGACGAGGTAACTGGCGAAGCTACCGTGCAGTGGCGTGATTGGGATGACACCCCTGCGTTCCTAGATGGTCAGAAAACAGGCGCGCTGATGGCTAACGCATTTGAAATGCGAGCTATGGCTGCGGCTGGTTATGCCAGTAAAGAGGATCAGTACATGAACTTCCTCCTCAAGGGAGGTAAAAACAATGAATATAAGGTAGAGATAGATGGCAAGATGAGATCGCTTAACGATTTATTAGAAGACAGCAAGTTAAGTGTCAAGGTTAAGGACGAACTACTCACGCTAGACAAGACTACAGGATTGTATAGGTGGACAGCTAAAGGTAAGCCATTTGAGGCTGCTATTAATAAAATCCGAGATGAGTTAGACATTCAGCTTGAAGCTGAAAAGCAAGCTGGCATCGACATTAGTGAAATAACGGGTGAGACATTAGGGGACATTCCTCAAGAGGTAATAACCGAGATGGGAAGGCGTTGGGATGCGGGCGAAATGCCATTCTTCGGTGACATCATAGAGCGAACTGGTGAGGCGCGAGGGTATTTCCCAAGATTTGTGGCAGAGGGTTTTGGGGATGGCAATGTCAAGCCGAACGATGCAGTTAGTCGGTCGTTTGGCAATAGATCGTTTGAAAAAGAACGTAAGGCTGGATTTGCTGAAGGCGCTGAGTACCAAAGGCAGATGTGGGAAGTCGCTGAAGGACGTGGTCGTAACCAAGGTGGGGTGGAAGACATCACATGGCAAGATGTTGAGGTCGGGAGCGACGAATACAAGCGTAGAATAGCCAATGCTGCCCAATTCTACATGTCTCCCCGTCAAGCATTATCATTGCGGTTCAAGTCAGGCATGGATCGGATTAATGCTCAATGGTTTAAGGATGAATTGGCTGGTGGTATACAAGGCGTAGGTGGTGAAACCGTACTCCAGCGTCTCGAGCTTAATCCTGAATGGGGACAAGCTCGAAGGACATACATTGACTCTCGTGACAAGGTTAGCCGTATTAAGAAGGCACTATTTGAGGACGCTCGGTACGCACGGTTCGTTAAGAATCTTTCTGAAGTTAAGGAGTCCACACTCAGGGCTGCTCACTCACGGTTAAATGGTGTATTAAATAGCCAGACTGACCAGATGATAAATCTCCATGCGCAGCTGGATCAGCTTCGCAGGGACTTCACAACACTTAGCAGGCAGCGCGGTAAAACCCGTAAGGAGTTTAGGGGAGAGGCTACGAGGCAGGTTAAGGATGGTCCTCCACGGATGGTGGATGGCCAACTAAAGCAAGTGTACAAGAGGGTTAAGGTAGCGCGTCCTAACGCTCTCCGTATGAAGCTGATCAAAAACGCAATCAGGGACTTAGAAGGCTATTTAGACGGAAAAAACAATAACTACCAGAAAATACGCGAGAATCCTAAGAAGGCCATGGAGGTGCTTGAGGAAGCTAACAAGCAAGTAAACTTAGGTATCAACCAGATGTCTAATAACTTGAAGCGCTTTCCAGCACGGGCATCTGAATTAATAGAAGGCTCTGAGCCGCCACGAACACGTGCCCACCAGTTATCTGAACAGGCTAACAAGATACAGCGCGAGCAACTCGCTTCTGACCAGAGCATGAGCGAAAGCCTAGGCGAGTTGTTTAGGGAGTTGAAGCGCATCGACGACTTCAAGGGACTTCGCTTTGCAAGGGCGGACGTAAATGCTCTCGAAGTTGAATTGGCTACCGCGAAGGATGAATTAAAGGTAGCAAGGCAGCAGTATGAGAACGCCCTTGAGCAAGCAAAGCACCCAACTCAGCAACAGCTAAAACGACAAACATCCGTTCCAGATGGCGAGGGTGGTTTCATAGAGGAATCGTTCTTGGTAAGCAATCAGACAGGGCAGATAAACAACTTTGCGTTCTCTGGTCGTACATTTGAAAAGGGATTCGCGGATGAAATAAATAAATACCTTGAAATGTCTGACAGGAATGGGTTAGGTGCAGTAGTTAGGAACTTCAATAACTTTGCCAGACCTCTCATGGCAACGCTCGACCTATCAGCTATTGGTATTCAGGGATTACTAGCTATAGGTATGGACCCTATACGGTCGGCACAGATGATTGCGTATTCGTCACGAGCAATGTTTAATCCTGCGTTCTATGACAGGTTCATAGTAGACAACTACACATTGATTGATGACTTCATTAAAGGCGGGGGGTATTGGGCACCTCTCGATGACGCTGGTGAGTTCATGTTCAAGGGCGGTGTAGCAAAAGTACCAGCATTCGGTAAGCTGGCTCAATTCTCTAACCACCACTTCAGCCGTACTGGTAACTTGTTGCGGCTACAAATGTATAAAAATGCTATGCAGAATACAGGCGCTCTGACAAAGCTCGGCCTGAAGGGGCAGATGAAAGACAAGGACATTCGCACACGTGAGGACATGATCCAGTCAATCAATGAGGCAACAGGGTTTAAGGCTGGAGTTCCGTCTGAGCTTGGTACGGCGCTATTCTTTGCTCCGCGTTACTTTGGTTCGCAGCTTAGTCTGCTGAAGAAGGCTGCATACAAGGACGGCCCTGATGGTGCATACGCAAGAGACATGATTGCCCGCACCTTAGCTACGATGTCGCTTGCAACGTGGTTCTTTAACACTATGCAGGATGAGGAGACTGATTGGAGTCCAATTAGATACGACATGGAAGGTAATCCACATTGGGATTCTAACTTCATGCGCATTAAGCATGGCGGACAGGACATTTCATTGTTCGGTTCATGGGATTCATTACTAGCATTACTAGGAACTACTGTTACAGAAGGCCCTGTCAGCTCGGCTACACGGCTAGGAAGAACGAAAGCGTCTCCTGCGATGGCTCGGATGTTCGACATTATTACAGGGGAAACATTTACTGGTGACCGCGTAGAGCTAATGAGTGATGACCCGCGTGTATTGGGTATGGCATTCTGGAACCTGCTTAAGCAGCAAGCCCCATTCACCGTACAGGACATGCTAGGTGACGTAGCGCAAAGTCCAGATTTCCAGCTCACTGACGTAGGGACGTGGACTCGACCGAGTGCGTTAGGGTTGGCATCCAACGTAACTGGTATTAAGGCTGCCCCGCAGACTCCGTATGAGCGTAGAGATGTCAGATCTCAGGAAATATGGGGTCGTAATTGGGAGGAATTAACTCCATCAGAAAAGACAGATGTCAGGAATAAGTACCCAGAAATAATGGAAGCGATTGACCACCGCAATCAGTTGCTTGCAGATCGTGGAGACATAGATGCGACCTTACGTGTCAACGCCACAAAGGCTGAAGCATCAGCGATTGCTGAGGCAAGGGAGCTGGCTCTTGGTGTTGAAAGTGGGAACATCCCACGTGAAGAATTTGCTAGCAGGTTTAGGGATATCAAGCATGATCTCGCAGTAACTAAGCAAGCTATGTTTGATGCTGCTGGAACCAAGTTCGTAGACTCAGAAGACCCTGTACTACGTGCGGTGGGGGAATACTACGACATCATCAACGATCCTGCGATGATGATTGGTGGCAGGCGAGACTGGAACAGGATTGATGATCGTTTAGATTCGCTAAAACTAAAGCTCGCACCTGAAAACAGAAAAAGATTTGATGAATTTTTCGCTCTAAATTACGGTCAGTGGCCTGAAGAAATACATACATTTATGGAGATGGACCACGCCATTAATGAGAGTGCCTATTGGGATTTGAAAGAAGAAGCGTTTAATGGACGTACAAAGTACATAGATAAGATTGTTGCAGATGCAGGCATAGAGCCAATCACTAACTACGACGAGCTTATTCGGGCGATTAATACAGCCACAACTCGTGCATTAAGCAACAGGCTGGACGTACAGTTAAAAATCATAGATCGTAAGACAGGTAAAGCGCGCGAAAAGCTCAGGAGAAATGACCCAGATCTCGACATCGCTCTCTTTATTACACGTGGTTACAAGCCAGTTACATTACAAGGACGCTTAGTGCAAAGGTCGAAACGGCGATTTTAGTTTGACTAATGCACATAAGCACTTATAAACTTATGGCACAGATGTTCTAAGGAGGAACAATGACGCAAGAAGTAGATGCTCAAGTCGAGTGGACTACGGAAGCTGATCTCGCTGAAGATACCGATGCGCAAATGGCTCTTAGCGAAGATGTAGTGGAAGAAGTACAGAGCGACCCAGACCCATCCGCACTCATAAGCACGTTACAGCAGCAGCTAGACCAACTGAAGAAAGATTTTGCTGACAGTAAACATGTCACAAACCGCGCAACCAGTTCTCTAGATCGGCTCAACAACAGGCTCGATGAGTTTGCCACCAAATCAGATCTCGAAACAGCTCAACAATCTATTGCTGGAATCCGCAGTTTGATGGACATAGGTTTATCCGATGTCATGTCAGATGAGGGGAAAGTACAACTTGCTGAACAGCGGCAAGAAGATACCTACTCTCGTGCGCTTAATGATGCAAAGAATGACTTGAGGCAAGAACTGAATGGTGCATCCCCTGACACTGTGGCTGGTCAAGTCACTGATGATCAACTAAATGATGCCGAACGCAGGGCCGCTGAAGCCTCGAGTCGCGTCTATGGTTATGCGGAAGCAAAGGGGATTGCCGCAGATGAGGTCGCCAAGATGCCTATATGGGATCAACAAGGCCGTACCTTAGAAGAAGCAATCACTAATGCAAAGGAGTACATAGATTCTATGTCAGGTAATTCCGAATCAAATCTAGCGCAACGAAAAGAAGCAGCAGCAGGTTCTCCCGAACGTGCAACAACCAGTAGTTCAGTGTTGACCATTGATAAAATGAAAAACATGTCACCACAAGAGCTAATGAAGATCCCTAAAGAGATTCGACAGAAAGCTCTCCGAGGTGGCTAACTATTAGCTAGGAGACAATCATGTCTGTTGACAGATTTATTCCTTCGTTATGGGCGGCTACTCTACTTGAGAATTTAAATGACGCGCACGTTGCTGTTAACTTATGTAACAGGAACTACGAAGGAGACATCTCTCAGATGGGTGATACAGTTCGTATTACTTCCATCGGGCGAGTAACAATCTCCAACTACACCAAGAACAGTACGTCAATTACTCCTGAGACTCTTGACGATTCTCAGCAAGTTTTGACCGTTGACCAAGCAAAGTATTTTGCTTTTGAGGTTGACGATATTGATGCACGGCAAGTCAGAGATGATGGTGCATTGATGGATGTCGCTATGCGCGACGCTGCTTGGGGTCTTGGAGACGCTGCTGACACTTCGGTGTTATCAGCTATGCAAGCACAGGGAGATACAGGTAACGCTCTTGGAGCATTAACCATTGGTACAGGTAACGTAGATGCCTATGAGAACATTGTGGATTTGGCTGTAAAGCTCGATGAAAACAATGTTCCAAGGTCAGGTCGTTGGTGCATTATTCCACCGTGGTATCACGGCTGGTTGCAGAAAAACGCCAACTTCGTATCCTACGGTACAAGTGCGAACCGTGAGGACCTCGAAAACGGAATCATCGGTGCTGCTGCTGGTATGAGAATTGTTGTTTCTAACAACCTTCCTTCTGCTGGTACAGGACGAAACTACGTTATCGCTGGTCACTCGGATGGTGTTACCTATGCAGAGCAAATCAACAGTGTTGAGGGCTACCGACCTGAGTCGAGCTTCTCTGACGCTGTAAAGGGTTTGCACCTGTACGGCTACAAAATTACGCGACCATACGTGTTGGCTAACGCCGACTGCGTTTCAGCGTAGGAAAGGGGATTAGAAAATGGCAGTTACAGACGTAACACTCACAGAACTAACCCTGAACACAGCAAGTGCTGACTTGCCTATTGCCAGTTGGACCGCAATTACCAACGGCACTGACGGATTCTCTGTGGACATGACTGGCGTTGGTTCGCCAGTGGTCCTCGGATTCTCCGACGGTGGAGGCGCGGCGGATGACGTAACAATCACGGCTGGTGACAGACCACCAGCGCAGCTACAGGGACAGGGCAACCTGTCGATCACTATGGCTGCGAACGACGTGAAGTACGTTGTTCTTGAGTCTGGACGGTTTGAACAGAACGATTCCACTATCAAAGGAACCGCTGCTGCAAACGCGACCAAGATGATTGCGTTCTTGCTACCAGTTAACTGGGGCTAGTTTGCTAATATAGGTGTAGGGGGTGTTCTGGGGAGTGCCCCCTATACTTACTTAGAGGAGATATCATGGCAGAGCGACAAGCACTTAGATACCAAGTTCTCGACAGTTCGGGTGTACCGATTGCTGGCGCAAACATTCAGGTAGCTCAGCTAGACACAACCACAGACATTACACAGACCATGTATGCAGGGCTGACAGGCGCTACTACAATCGCGAATCCTCTAGTAAGCGATGCGTCAGGGTGGGTACAGGCGTACTTTGATGGTACAGATGCAGTCGCATTGAAGCGTGTGACGGTTATTCCTACTAAAACAGGGTTCACATTTACCACTCGGAACGTACAACTTGGTTCCGATTACGGTGTATTAGACGATGGCGTAGCACCAATTAAAGCTACAACAGTCGATGCAACAGACAGATTTAACATGGCTCGTGGCTCTGCTGGCGATCCAGCGTCCCTTCAAGTGGGCGATATGTGGTACAACACCACGACAAATACCCTTCAGTGGGAAAATAATACAGGTACACAAACAGTTAGCTCCACTACAGGGGACATTACAGGCGTAGAGGCAGGTGACGGACTTACAGGTGGTGGTGTTTCGGGCGACGTTACGCTTAATGTTGGTGCTGGAAACGCAATCAACGTAGATGCGGACGATGTGGATGTCAGCGTCAACGCAGCATCATCCGCAGCAGCAGCCTTAGCAGGTGACGATAAGATCCTTATCTCGGACACAGACGATTCCAATACCACTAAGAGCGCCACGATTTCACAGATCAACCCGACGATGCTCGATGGTGGAACCAACAAAGTTTACTACACCGATTCCAGTGGAGATGTCACTGAACTCTCTCTAGGAGCAGCAAATACGGTACTGACATCCGCAGGTGCGACTAGCCCACCTACGTTCAGTGAGGTAGATGCAGCTCTTGGCGTGGGTGCGGACAAGATTGTGTACACCGACAACAGTGACGTTCTTAGCGGTGTGGCGTTAGGTGCAGCGGGCACAGTACTTACAAGTGCAGGTGCTACGTCAGCCCCTACATGGGCTGCTGCTTCGGGTGGTCAAGAAGTCACACTAACAGCCGACGGAGCTGTGGCAGCAGGAAAAGTAGTTGCATGGAAGGCAGGGAAAGCAGTCCAAATAGCAACTGCTACTGCTACGCAATCAAACGGTGGTTCAAATACAGGTGTGGTTACAGAGGCATACCATGGCGATAATGGCTTCGACGCGAGCTATGACCCTGACAACACCCGAGGTTTCTACGCGATGAACCGCAATCAGTCTTATTACTACCAGTTACACCAGAATGTGATAGGTCTTACTGGAACAGCGGCAGCCAGCCCCGCAGTAGCTCCAACCTCAAGCACATTAGCTGATATTGATGGCAACCAGTCTTATGGTGTGGCTTATGCAGGTGTTTCGTGTTCTTACGACACGGCAAACGATCAACCAATAGTGGCATATCGAAATCTAAGCAATCAGCTTGAGTTTCGCGGCCTTTATTATAACGCAGCTACTACCTACTACCCATTGAGCTACAGCACAGTTGTCTACTCTGGCGCGATAGGCACTTGCACTGCAATGTGTTGGAATCCAACAACGGAGCAAGTGGTAGTCGTATACACCATCAGTAATGATATGTACATCGTAGTTGGTGACGCGAGTAGTGGAATACCAATAACGTGGGGTTCGGCTGTTCAAGCCGATGCAGGGGTTAATGTTGACGATAGATTCAACATGGTTTGGGACTCAGATGAGGAAGTCGCTGTATTGATTTACAAAGATAATTCAAGTGGTGGTACAAAGGCACGAGCTTTTTCGCTCACTGGTAGCGGCGCATCGAGCGCAGTTGTAGCAGGATCGGCAGTGTATTTTGGAGGTACTGAACAGCCTGATAAAAAGCCAGCAGTAGCCTATGACCCGCAAGCCAAAAAGACATATCTAATATGTAACGCAGGATCAGGTAACTATTTCCTATCAGGATACGTCACTGCATCAGGTACAACCTTAACAGCGAGTACACTCAAAAACTTCGGTGGCGATGTATCGATGGGGTCCAACGGCCAGTATCTCGGACCAGCGCGGGCGGTATCTGGTACAGACATATACGGGGCGATAGTGACGTTTAGCAACTATGGCGCATCGCAATATGAGTATATGGGTACTGTTGAGTATCGCGCTGCTACAGACGATGTGTTTTGGAAAGAACAGCCTCACCTGTTTTCTTCTACAACAACATACGGCCCTATGGTTACTTATGATTCAACAAAAGGATTTGGGTGTACATATTGGATTAATTACAGTAGTACTAGCACCAGTTGTTGTTATTACATTCCAAACAAAAGCTCTGAGACTGGATCAAACATTCTTGGTATAGCACAAAGCACAGTGGCCGATGGTCAATCCGTGACTATTAGTATGGCGGGGAAAACGTACACTACCTCTGGTCTGACAGCAGGATCGTTATATTACGCAGCGGGCAATGGGGACGTAAGCACTACAGCAGGACGTTCAGGCACAATGGGAAGTCCATTTGCTATAGCGAAAAGCACTACGGAGCTACTGATTATGCGGCAAGTATTTGGTGATACGGCGTAAGGAGCGACATGAAACTTATTAGAAAAAAGTCAGATAACAGTATTCACTTTATGTACCCAGACTCAGCAACGATCACTATCGGTACAGACCAGACAAAGGTAGAAAATCCTAACGAAGCTCTTCCTGTGCAATACCTACCCAACTTTACTTCTGCTGATTACGACGAAGTAACTGGCGCTGACATACCTACTACATGGTACCCAGACGGGGTGTTATCGCATGATGGAAGCGAATATGGCGTAGCTGACGCAACAAAGAAAGCTACATGGGACAAGTTTTACGCCGATGCTGTGACGTATGGAGACAAATTAGAGGCAGGAACAGCCACCGATGATGACATTCCTGTATTGGGAAGTTAGGAGCCTGACATGGTGAGTGGTCCAGTAGGTATAGGATTCCCGACTAGCACCAGTGGAGTCACTACGATTTCAGGGTGTGACCTCCTTGTGGGTTTTTCCAAGTTCATTAATGATTACTGGACTAGCGCAACGACCAGTAATGGCTCATCTAGCTTCAATTCACTCGTCGATACCGCCCTAAAACGGTACGGAGACGACCAAATTGTTGACTTTTATGTCAGAATCACTGAGGCTGGTAGTAATTTAGAGTACCAAGTGCGTCGAATAACTCAGTTTTCCGCATCTACGGGAACTGTATTTGTCGATCCACCGTTCACTGAACAGGTCGTTAGTGGCACAGATTACCAGATTCACAGGTACGATCCGAGCCTTAAGTTTGAATGTTTAGATGAAGCTCGCTTACGAGATGATGTGTTTGAACACGCGTTCAGACTTGTTTACGATGACACCACCACGTCAGACGGGCTGTCTGATAGTTATGACATTAATCCTAGCCTCCGTTCAGGCCCAATGTATGTGTTTGTGGAAGATCCTCAATCAGTAGATGCAGACTGGAACGTCCTGTCTAACCCCATAGGTGACACAGTAACCAATTGGACCGTGTCTGGCGCGACAGCCACAATTGTGAACGAGAGTAACGCTGACAGACTTATTCCGAAGTACGACACGAGCTGCATGAAAGTCGCTGCTGCGGCTGCTGCAACAGGCACCGTAGCTCAAACAGTAAGCAGCATGTCTATTACGGCGGCTCAAGCTGCTGGTAGGCGTATGACGTTTGGTATGTGGGTATACACCCGCGATACTGCTGGCGTAAAGATACAGTTTACTGACGATGATGGAGACACGGCATCTTCTTTGCATGGCGGTACTGGATGGGAACTACTGACAGTAGAAAAGAGTATTTCTCCCACCAATGCCACTACTCTTACAGCAGCATTAATAGTGGCGGGAGGAACAACAGGTGCAACAGCGTTCTTCAATCGTGCATGGGTGTATTACGGGGAGTCAAATCTTATACAGGACGTGTACCCGTGGAAAGATGCGCTTCTCCTTCGGCGAGACGCAACTACCCAGAGGGTTAAATTGGCGTGGGTTCCTGTTGCTGGCCGACAGATCAGGATGGTGGGTAGACAATACCTCTCTGAATTAGGCTCTGTAGCTAGTACGCAATGCACTAATACGATGGAACTGGATGAGGGTAGCGCGCAGATTCTTTATGGCGCAGCGGCAGAAATATTATACGAACGTGAGGGACTAACAACAGAGGAGTTTGAGGCTATAGCAAGGCGAATCCAGCTTATAGATAGAAAGAAGGATGCGACTAAGGCGTGGGGCTATGTGATTCCACAAGTCCCTATGATCCGTAGTCCCTATCAGTAATGGCCCTTATAAGTACAGGCTCCCGCGTAGACACTCCCTATGATGTGTACCTTGAGGTAGACAACCAAAAGGTTGGGTTCATGCTCAACGAAATAGAGGGGGTCATGGGGTATCGTGCATCCCTAGCTGACCAAATTACACCGCAGTTTAATACAGCTTCATACGATTACGCTTCTGTTCCTATCGAGGTGGAGATACCAGTCGCGTATGAGAACTGGCAAGGTGGTTGCGGCTTTACTTCAGTGGAATATGAGGAGTCTGGGTCTCTCTCTAAGTATTCGTTTACCCGTGGTGTGGATGCGAGTTACGCGAATCGCTTATATGCAGGTCCGTATCACTACCAGAACTATGTGTCTGGCTCGACCAACATGTTCACGGCAGGAGATGCCGCTAATCCAGAAGTGAAGTTTATGTATTCCGCTTCTACGGCTAACCTGTGGGCATTCGGCGGGCGGTACTTGTATAAGCACTCTGCTGGTACATCGTGGACGCTTGTATGGTCGTTACCTGAAGGCTATTACTTTAGTGACATGATTGACTTTAATGACACATTGTTTTTTGCCGTAGCGTTGACAAGCAATAAGGCACCAATCAACTATTACTACTCGACCGACGGTGTGGCAAACGTTATACAGTCATCACTAGCCAACTCAGCTGTATTGTTCTTTGCTATCCGTGGTGAGTCGTCTGGTAGTGCGGTGTTGTGGTCATGTGATGGAAATGGTCATTTGCGTACCAACGTAGACGGTACCAATACAGGTGGTGCATGGTCTGGCTCGATTGCTATGGGGAGCACTAATAATGATTGGGTAACTGGACTCGCAATTGTAGGTAACTATGTGTATGTCTTTAAGGTGAACTCAATCTGGCGTACAGACGGGACTGATTCCTTAAGTGTATGGGAAAGCAAGGGTGACAACGAAGTCTGGAACACCAACGCTGGTAACGGGTCGCGTCCCTATGTATGGATTGATGGGAATTGCTATGTCCAATACGGGCGTAGGTTGTTGCAACTTAACGCTACTAATAACTCACTGACTATTGTGTGGCCTCCAAGCGCTGCTCAAGTAGGGTCTGAAGAATTGGATGGACGCATTACTGGCATTACTGGTGATTCTGATTGGGTGTACTTTTCTTTGGTAAACAGCATCGGTGTGTCCTACATTATGAAAGGTAAGCCCAACACAACTAACTGGCATACGCTCACGTTCACTGAAACCCCTGCAATTAAAGGCCTGTACGTAGCTGGAGACAGCATCTTGAACTCCACTAACCCGTGGATTTTGTATGGTACGGATGGAACAGGAACTAATGCCCCGTCATACGGGACGTTGCGTGGCGTGATTTTGCCAAAGACAGGGATGCTGCCAGACACCGATCCTGATTACCAGTTCGCGCAGTCATCGGAGAATCAGTACATTGTGGGTCCGTGGATGGATGTAGGGCAGGCTGCGTCGCCCAAGCTGCTCAATGGAGCAAGAATATTATCCCGCAATGCTAACGAAGCGTCGCCTACTACAATCAGTTACGTGAGGGACTCAAGTAATTATCAAGACACCTTCATACAGAACGTACAAAAGGGGGACATTACGGGGACTGTTATAGGTACAGCTACAGATGATGACGCGAACTTTAACATCAGTGCTGAAATACGCTTTAACAAAATACGGTACATCCTGAAGATGGCTCGTCCTATCGGTGGTACGAACGTAGCGTCAGTAGAGTCTGCTGTATTAGATACGACCATTGCCCCTCAGCGTCGTCGCATGTTCGAGATGGACTTTCTAGTAGCTGACGATCTTCCACTTAAGGGTGGGGGAAAATCTCGCTATGGAGCAAAGGTGTCAGAGGAGTTTTTGTTCAACTCTGCCAATAGGCTTATTACCCTGACAGACATATTCAACAGGACGTATTCAGTCAAGATGCTCAACCTGAGATCTGCTGGTGTAATCCCGCAAGACGGTAGGGATACGCAGGTATACACTGTTTCGTTCGCAGAAATTAATAACCTGACTGACATCGGTGACAATTTGATCTATGATGTAAGTGCATGGAACACAGGAAAGGTGTACAGCTAAGTGGCCTTAACAAATGTGACTGCTGGCGATACCGCCAATGCAAGCGACCTCAACCAGTACAAAGAAGCACTGGAGGGGACTCGTGATTTCATACCTACGATTAAAGCTGCGTCGGGCGCAGACATAACCCTTCAGTTAGCTGATTCAGCTGGCGCTAGGAAAATGATCGTAGAAAACTCTGCTGGTACTGACAGCTTGGTGGTTAGCTCTGATGGGACTGTTACTCCCACCCTGCTAGCTATAACAGGGAGTGCTTCACCCTCAAACACTAACGCAGGGTATGTACAGTACAACAACTCTAAGAATGTGCTCGTGTATGGGAACGGTACGCAGATTGTTGAGGTGGCTGATGGCGCAAGCACCACGCTTGCTCTCTTAAGTGCCGAGGCCACTGTCAATAACAGCACCACGCTCACCACCATTTCGGATTTCACCATCCCATTGGTAGCGAGTGGCACATACGTAGCAGAAATGGTGTTGATATACCTGACTGGTACAACTCCTGACATTAAATTCGCATGGGACATTACGGGTGTAACAGGGACAACTATTGAGTGGGGTCAGACTGGAGCGTCAGCAATTAACGCTAGTACGAGTCCGTCAGCGTCAACTTCGTACAACTCTATGCACACAGTTACCGAAACGATGGTGCTGTCTGGGCAAGGCACGTCCTCCAATAACAAGGTTATTGTTCCTATTTTTGCCACAATACATAACAGTTCAACTGCTGGTGATTTGCGCTTTCAGTTTGCACAAGATACAGCTGACGCGTCAGACACCAAGCTGCTTGTAGGGAGTTATATAAAAGCAACAAGGAATGCCTAATGGACGAAAAGAAAAAGCCTTCATTTTTTAAGCGACTCTTTACGATTAAGGACGTTCATTTACCGCCCATACGATTACGTGCTCCGAACTGGAGAACGCCAGAAATTAACCTGCGTATGCCAAGCATCAATGGGTGGCAGCCACCCAACTTACGCATTGCATCTATAAAGGGGCTACACATCACAGGCGGCGTGTGGAAGGTTGGTACTTGGGGAATTGCGGTAGGACTTTTAGTAACGGGCTTTGCTATTGGTACCTCAGTCGTGTTTACGCGCGCGGCACCGCATTTCCCTGAGCCAGCCCAATACTACGTGGCTGCTGTAGAGCCAGACAGGACTCTCAAGGTCGGTAAAGATTGGGAATTTGAGGAAACAACACCTGCTGATGTACGTGAAACACAGGTAAATACCCTGCAACTCAACATGAGTGGGGCTAGAGCAGCGGACATTACGATGTCTGACTTGGAGATTGGTAAGGCAGATCTCGGTCAGGTTGCTGCCATTCAGGTGGTTGGTAGTCTGGCAAACAACGACGCTTTCTACCTTGAATGTGATGAGATCATCATTCAGAACGTAGAAGCTAAGACTTTGAACCTAGCGAACTCGGAGATTTACACGCTCAACATCCTCAATAACGTGTCAGATGGTATATCTATAGGGCCAACGCTGAACTCAGCGGTGCTTGACATCACTGTTACCAGTACTCGTGGCTCTGTAAAGGTACCTGCTGTGACCACTGGTTCATTCGACAAGATAATCATTGACACACAAACTGCGTCATCTCAATGTAAAACGTTAACCATCTCGAACGTATCAGCCTTTGGTTCTGGTATAGATCTCGATCACATAAAGGCGGGGACCCTGACCATTAGTGGAAGCAAGATAGGGAGTGGGTCAGGTATTAACTCACCAGACTTTGTTATAGCAAACACGACAAAGATTCAGGTGTTGAACGCTACAGGGAATACGGAAGCACCTGTCTCCGTTAAATAGAAAGTTGTCCTATGGCTAAAGACCCACGGCTAGCAAGAGTAGGTGTGTCTGGGTATAACCAACCTAAAAGAACTCCTAAGCATCCCAAAAAATCACACGTTGTAGTAGCTAAAGAGGGCAGCAAAGTGAAGACAATTCGTTTTGGGCAACAAGGTGTAAGAGGAGACAGAAAAAACACTGCGCGAGCACGTTCTTTCAAAGCGCGACATGCTAAAAACATTGCTAAGGGTAAGATGTCAGCAGCGTATTGGGCGAACAAGGTCAAATGGTAAAAGCCTATGAGACTAGCAATAGCCATAGGATTAGCTCTTACAGTTGTACTTCTTGCGCCTACCGCTCTATCTAATCAGCTATATATTAGCTATGCAGTGCCACCGCCACCTGTTATACAAGTCCACCAGCCCCTCGTAATGGCCCCTGTAACGCCTCTGAGCGAGGGTATAGGCGCTAGAACGATGAAAGACATTAGTTTATCCACCGACAATGCGTCACGGGACGTAGAGTTCTTGTCTTATTGGGACCTGATGTTTGTGTTAGCTGAGACTTCGTGGCGGCCATACATAACGTCCAACACATTCTATGCGGAGGAGCTAGGGATGTTCTTCCATGACGATTACTACAGGGACAAGCTGTATGCCCTGATGATGTGTGAAAGCTCGGGCAGAGTGGATGCCATAGGTGACGTGGGTTTAGGTAGGGGTATTTCGGCAGGGTTATTCCAGATAAATACAGGGTACTGGCCTGAGCTAGCGCAGAAATATAACTTCTTCATACCTGAAGAGAACGCTCAGGCAGCGTATGAGGTATGGATGATACAGGGATGGGAGGCGTGGAGCTGTCATGGCAGATGAAGAACCAAAGCGTAACGGCACTACCATCACAGGTGTACAGCTATTGGTGGGTATCATCTTTGTTCCTGTCGTGATGGTTTGGTTAGCTCTAGGAGCAAGAATCATTTGGTCTGCTACAGGAAACCCAGAAACTCTTGATTCAATTGAGGGCTTGCTCACAGCTCTCGCGGTCCTTTCGCTACCTGTGTCAGCTGGATTGGGGAAATTGTTTGAGGCGTTCAGTGCTGAGATTGAGGTAAGAAAGCGAGATGAATAATGTATGAGTATAAAGTGACCCTAGACAGGGTCGTTGACGGAGACACCATAGATGTAAACGTGGACTTGGGCTTTGAAATTTGGGTCGCAAAGCAAAGAGTCAGGCTATACGGTCTTGATACATGGGAGAGCAGGACAAGAAACTTGGAAATAAAGAAGAAGGGCCTAGCAGCAAAGGCATTTACGAAACAGATGGTCGAGGAGGCCGAGGAGATTGTTCTGGTTAGCTTTGGTAAGGGTAAGTACGGACGGATCTTGGGAGAAATTCGGTGCGACGGAGTGAACCTCAACGAAGCCCTTATAGAGAATGGTCACGCTGTCGTGTATGACGGCGGGACTAAGACGTTAAAGAGCTAAGGGAATGTTGCTTGGTAGTGGATGTACTACTGACACTCATAGCCCTTATGCTTATTGGGGGTTGGATCTGGGAGGATTTACATGGGAAGATTAAAGTTCAAGGGCGAATTAAACGGCCTCAGCTACAGCGGACACCCTACGGGCGGAGTTATCTCAAGTTTCTATGGGATTGTGCGAAGCGAATTATCGGGCGGTAAGCCACATACGGGACTAGATATTGCTGCTCCAGAGGGAACTAAAATCACAGCGCCGATGGGAGGTACGGTTAAAGATGTATTCACTATGGAAGAAACTCAAGGGTGGCGACAGAATGTGGCAAATATCTTTGGGAACTGCGTCATTCTTCGTCATGACGACAGCGACGGTAGTCTTCTTGGTTACACTTTGTACGCTCACATGGCTGGAACGCCAAGCGTCCAACGCTCTCAATCCGTCGACAGGGCGCAGGTCTTAGGCGAGGTTGGCTCTACAGGCCAAAGCACAGGACCGCATCTTCATTGGGGATGTACCGTAGCTGACAACCCATACTTCTCTCGGTCAAAGGGGTTGAATGATCCGCTGAATTTCCTTGATAATGGTGAGGAGACGGAGGAAGATACCACTGATGAGCAGCAGCTCAAAGCAAATGACTTAATTGATGCTGGTCAGAGCATGTTGAACGACTTGATTGATTCGTTACAGGGCAGGGTGGATGATATGGAGGATGATAGATGAACATCTCAGAAGAATACAAAGACGTATTGGAACGGGCAGTAGCCACGGCTGTACAGGCGGCTATTGGTGTTACGGCAGGTATGTCGCTTGCGAATGTGGACATGGATGCTATAGCTCTGGTGGCTACGGTAGCAATCTCAGCATTCGCAAGCGTCGT